GGCCCGGATGCTCATCGACCCACGCCTGCGCCTGGCCCTCCGTGTTGAACCCGACCTCCTCCGTCACGTCCCCGGCCATCACCGCGAACTCCCACCCGGCTGCCTTGATCCAGCCGAGGCGGAGCATCGCGCCGGTGGCGGCCGTGGCCTGCAGTGTGAGCAGGTCGTCCGGGTTGGATGCGGCAACCTCGGAGTCGTTGATCGCCTGCCGGACCGCGGCCCGCAGTTCCTCCTCCGGGGTCATCGGTTGACCCTCGGCTGCTTCTTCCGGTAATCCTCAACATCCGACCAGGGGATCCGGATCGGGGACGACTGCCCACCCCGGCCCGTCTTGTACGCGTTGGGGAAGTCCCCGGCTCGGCTCATCGACCGGACCGTTTCCGGGTGCAGGCCGAGGTGTTCGGCGACCTCGGATACTTTCAAATCGATCATGCTGTTGCCTCCTGGGGGATTGATCGGGCGAACTCGGCAGCGTCACGGATCGCGTCATTGAACGTCGTCCATGTCGCCGTGGTGGACGGGGTCTTCACGTACCAAAATCTTTTCGACGGGACCTGCACGAGGCAGCAGTCGTCCTTGCACTGGAAGACCCGGACAGGGGAGGACCTGCGCCTCATGCCGCCACCTGCCAGACCCGGCAGACGCCAGCCTTGCGACCCGGCCGGCGGGACTCATGGAAGCCCACGCGCCGGATGACCCCGGCCTTCGACGCCTCCCGGAACAGGGTGCCCCACTGGTTCGGGTGCGGCGGGTCCCGTAGCTCGGCCTTCTCCGTCAGCGTGTACGCGTCGAACGGTTTCCCCTCGGCCGCCACCTTCAGGAGTGCGTCGTGCGCGTCCGCCTGCCAGTCCAGGTCATCCAGCACCGCGGCCCTCATGCGAGGCCCAGCCGTTCGGTGATCGCCGCGAGGACCTCTACGTAGTTGACACCGGGTGCCGTGCCGGTGTTTCCGTCGGTGTAAATCGCGATTAGGTTGGCGGTGCGCTGCTCGTAGGCGAGGGCGAGGGTGGCCTCGATGGCCGCCGTCTTGAGCGCCGTAGTCTGCGGGTCAAGGTACTGACCGCCGGTGTTGGCGTGTTCCTGCTGCATTAACTCGTCGGCCTTGTTGTAGTGCTGGCTGTCGCTCATGCTGTTTTCCTCCTGCGGTATGCGGCGATGTCTTCTTCGGTGCGTTGGGTCCGGGCTTCGGCGAGGATGGCGGCGAGGTCCTGGAGCGGGGTGTAACGGAGGCGCTGCCCTGCGGTGGGGCCGCCCATGATGCCGCGGGGGACAGGCTGGGTGGACATGTTCCGGCGGGTGGCCCGGCGGGTTACCGTGCCCTCACTCACCGGAGGCCTCGTAGATGACCGTGGCAGGGAGTTCGAGTTCGTCGTCGTCATAGAGGTCGTCGACACCGTCGCGGATACTAAACAATCGACCGGAGGCCCCGTCGATGCTCCACATGTCGCCATGGACGTCACGGAGTACTGCGCCTTCGTAGACGGTCTTGAGTTCTTCGGCGGTCGTGATGGTTCGGGGTTGTGCTGCCTTCAGCGCTTCCTCAGCCTTGACCCTCGCTTGGTGCGGGGTGATCTTGCCCGCACGCTGCAAGGTCATGACGTAGCGCTTGCAGTCCGAGGCCTTCACTTCCATCTCGAGGTAGTTCTCCGCCTCGTATTCGTCCAGCGTGGCTCGCATTGAGTCCGCGATGAACAGCAGAGTCTCGGCGGTCTGCGGACCTCCAGCGTGTGTCTTGATCTCGAACCCGTTCGGTGTAGAGCCCATGCTGTCGAGCATCAGTTCGTCCCGGGCGTTCATCGGCCGACCTTCACGGCGGGCTTGCGGATCTTGTCAGGATCAATCGCCAGGTACCGGGCGACCTTGAGGAGCTTCGCGTCCGGGATCGGCATGGAGCCCGACTCGATGCGGGAGATGCTGTGCGCGTGCTTGTAGCCGGCGGCCGTGGCGATCTCTTCCTGCGTCATGGCCTTGTTAATCCGGAGCTGGCGGATGATGCGGCCGGTCTTGGCGGGGTTGGTGTCCGAGTGGGTGCGCGGGATGTATCGCCGCGGCTTTTTTGTAGTGGTCATATCCAGAACAATACGGAACACTAGTGAACTTGTCTACTCCGACACGGGAACAGTGCGAAAGTGGCATATGAATGACAGGTATGTAACTTTCGAATATGTGTTCGAACAGGTAGTCAGTTCCCCAAACGCGGGTAGTCTTCCGCGCAATAGCCCACTTGTAAGCCGAACTTACGTAAGACACGATGAAGCTGTGAATGACGCAGACGCACTCGAAACCATCGGCCTGCTCATCAAAGAAGGCCGCCTCGCCATGGGCCTCCGGCAACTCCCCTTCGCCAAGCTCGCCGGGGTCGACACTAAGACCCTCGCAACGATGGAATCGGGCACCCGCGTGGCGTGGGAAACCAACCAGCGCAAGGTCGAGAAGGCTCTCGGCTGGCGGGCCGGGTCCATCCAGGAAGTCCTCGACAACGCCGCCGACACACCTGTGGAATCCGTCACCCTCGCCTCCATGGAAGAGGGTGCCGCGGAGGCCTCCTGGCAGGACCTCGACAAGGAAATAAACGGCGCACCGGAACAGCCCGTAACACGTGCTTCACAGCTGACCGACGAAGAACTCCTCGCCGAACTTTCATATCGATTCCGTAACTATAAAAACAGGTTTTTGGGTGAATCCTAGAGGATCCGAAAGTCCCTACGCATGGAGCACATACCTATGACAATCAAGGAACATTGCGGAACTGTGTTAGCTTGATCCCGTCGCTGCAGTGGCGGCATCTTAGACTTGGGGCACTAACAGATGTTGAAAGAGAAGTCCACGGCCATCCAGACCGTCGCATCAACCGATCGATCCGCAGCCATGCACAGCCGCGGCCACGCCTACTACGGCACCCGATGCCAGGACCGGTGCGACCAAGCCAGCAGGTGGGCGGCCCGGCGCCTCATCACCCCCCGGGCGCTCCTCACCGCCGCACAGGACGAGGCCTGCACCCACACCATCGCCGCGGCCCTCAACGTCACCCGGGACGACATCCTGCACTACCTCGCGGACCTCGACGTCGACGAATGGCTCATCATGCAACGCCTCATCGGCCACGAGCTCCGCTAATGCGCGTCGAGGACAACTGGGTAAGGAAGGACCGGACCCGGACATCTCTCTACGGGAAGGGCAAGCGGTGGCGTGCCGTCTGGACCGAGGGAGGTAAGGAGCGGAAGAAGTCCTTCGACGTCAAGGACGCCGCGAAGGCGCACCTGACATACATCGAGCACCACCAACGGTCCGGGACCTACGTCTCCCAGGACCGGGGCCGGGTGTTCGTGCGTGATCTGCTCCCGGAGTGGTTGGCCGCACAGGTCCACCTAAAGGCGTCCACCCGGCAGGCTACCGTCTCGGATCTCGGGTACACCATCACCCCCTACTGGGGTGACAAGGTGTTGGCCGACATACGCCGCTCTGACGTGCAAATGTGGGTGGCCGGGATGGACAAGGCGCCGACGACGGTAGAGACGATCTACGGGCGGTTCAGGACGTTCCTGAACTGGTGCGTAGAGGAGGGCAGGATTACTGCGTCACCCGCCAAGGGCGTGAAGATCCCGTCCCGCAGGATGCGGCCCCACACCTACCTCAAACCTGCGCAGGTGACGCTGCTAGCCGAGTCGATCACGCCGCACTACTCGAGGTTCATCTGGTGCCTTGCCTTGACCGGCATGCGCATGGGGGAGCTGACCGAGCTCCGTTACGGCGACATCGATCCGGTGCGGCGCCGGGCCATCATCTCCCGTGCCGTGGCGTGGGTGAAAGGGACCGCAGTCATCGGCACGCCCAAGTCCAACCTGACCCGTGACGTGCCGCTGACAGCGAAGTTCCTGGAGCTGGCCGGGGAGGGCGCCGCAAGGGATCTCGTATTCACCTCCCCGCGGGGAAAGATGATCCGTCCGAACAACTTCGGCATCAACTTCGATAACGCGGTGAAGGCCGCGTGCCTGGTGGACTCAGACTTCCCTCCGGGGCTGTATCCGCACGACCTGCGCCATACTGCGGCATCGTTGGCCGTGAGTGCCGGTGCTAACGTCAAGGCCCTCCAGCGGATGCTGGGCCACGCCCGGGCGGACATCACCCTCTCGGTGTACGCCGGGCTGTTTGACTCTGACCTTGATGACGTCGCCGAGAGGATGGACAGGCTGTTCCGCTAGGCAGCCTTAGTCCTGCGCCGGAACTCCCGGTTAATTTTCCGGTGGCACGCCCTGCACTGCCGGGTCGGGTTGCGCCCGGCGCGGTGAGCGATCAGGACGTTATCACCGCTCAGCGGGTGCCCGTGCTTGCATTCGGTCCGGAGGGAGTTGATCCGGCTGGGCGACTTTCCGCGTTCCCAGTTGACGCTCTTGGGGACCGCTTCAAGGTTGTCCGGGTTGCAGCAGGCCCGGTGCGGGCAGTCCACACCGCCCTTGCAGTCCGTCCGCCCGTGGCAGAGGTGGTCTACCTCCATGCCGTCCGGGATGACCCGCCCGGATGCGAGGTACATTCTGGTGTGGGTACTGTGGATTACGCCGTCCACACTGATCGATCCGTACCCGCGGGAGGTGATTGCACCTTGGAAGATCCAGCACCCTGCCGCGTTGGTTTCGACGCGGCTCATGATGTGTTCCCGTACACTTGTCATATCGACTCCTCGAAAGTCGGTCAAAGCCCCGGGTGTTTGCGCACCGCGGGGTTTTTAGTTGGGAGCCAGACCTCCCCAATTCCTCCCTGGAGGACCAAAGTCCCCAGTGTTTACGGGGAAAAGATGCACTGGAACGGCGTGCGGCTGGCTCATTGTTACCTAGTCTAGTGTACCAACTTTGACCAAGTTACGTAGCCCCGCTGTTCCGGATAATCCCTGGAACGGCGGGGCTTTTTGGTGCATGCCGGGCGTGTCGAGTTACCTAGAGTTCTTCCGTGAGGGTCCGGTGATTTACCCAATGTTACAGTGCTCGAAAGTGCTCTGCAGGTGCCGAGGCTCCCTGAGGACTCCCTGGGGACGACGAAAAGCCCCGTCCTCCGGGATGGAGGACGGGGCAATATTTCGTTGGGGAACTTAACCGGTCTTATGGGCCCTTATTATTGGGGCATGCGTATCGGGGGAGAGTCCAAGCTGAAGGCTCTGTTTTTGCTGGCCTTGGCTTTTGGCGTTGCGTGTTTTGCGTGCGTCTACCAAGCCAGCCAGACCACGGACTCACTCGGGTGGAAGGTCTTGGCCTATTCCCTGTTGGCTGTGGGTAGCGTCATAGGGCTCTACGGCTGGCATTTGGCCCACCAGCAGACCGATGACGAATACAACTCCCCAACCTATGATGCTCTCCGCCGCTTGCACACCGCGGCGAAACTCCGCAACGGGCAGTGCCGGTCTTGTGGCGCCATCCTCCCGGACGATGCCACGAACCGTCTTTGTTCCACCCCTTGTGGGACGTAACCGTAGACTTAGGCGACATTCACATACTTTGGGGGCACAGTGCCGCGGATCAAACGCGACGTTTACAGCAGCGAAATTTCATGGGCTCTAGGCTCCGTGGCCGCCGTAACTGCGGCCGTGCTGCTCGTGGTGTTTGCCCCGATCGTTGCGGCTGGCCTGCTTGTAGGGGGCGTATTCCTGTGGTCATTCGGGTGGAAGGTCCACACCTTCTTTGCCGTCCACTTCGCCCTGGTCATTGGATCGCTGATGGCGATCCCGATCCTGCGCCTCACGACAGCAGAAAATGCTTTGCGTATTGCGGTGCCGGCCATCATCATAGTTTCTGCCCTGGCTGTGGCCGTAAGGATCAAGGCTTCACCGGCTAAGAGCCTGATCTGGCTCCTGCTTATTTTCTTCACGCTCGGGCTCATTGCCACATCGCTAGTTGACGATCCCAACGAGTGGTCGTTCTTCGCGATCGAGGTAGCTGTCGCGTTCGCCGCTGTTGTCTTCGCTAGCGCTGCCGCCAAGATTCGCGCATGGCACATCGTGGCCAAGGTGCTTATCTTGGCCACCGTCGCCGAGGCGGCCATCGGCATCTATGAGGTGTTCAGGCTTAGCGCCCCCATCTGGCGCGGAGGTCGCATCCTGCCCGATGGTAGTTCAACATGGATCCGGAACGAGGTCGTTGCCTCCATGCCGCGAGCACAGGGAACTTTCGGCCACCCGCTACCGTTCGCCTTCTCCCTCATAATCGGAGCTATTCTCGTGCTCCGTACCAAGCTCTGGCTCGGCGTGGTGAGATTCGGGATTTTCGTATTGCTGGCTGGGGGCGTTTTCGTCTCAGGCAGCCGGAACGCGCTGATTCTGTTTGTCCTTTTGACGCTGCTGACGTTCCTTATTCCGTCATTGCTTACGCGGTTGCCTCTAATTGGAAGCGCAGCTCTGGCGGGACTAGTCCTGGCATTTCCGTTCCTGCTTGAGAAGTTTCAGGAGCTCGTGGGTTCGGGGTCCGTGGAGCATCGGCTCGGCGCGTTGACCGCCATCGATGGCCTCGTGAATGATCGCGACACGATCGCCTCACTCATTGGGGACGGAAGCGCCGCGGCGCCGCGCCTCTTCTCTCAAGGCCTATTGCAGACGGATGGGTTCGCCGCAGTGGATAACCAGTTTGTTCTGACCCTCGCTCAGAACGGCATCCTGGGATTGATCCTGCTCATGGCTGTCATGGCCGGCGCCTTCCGGAAGGCGCCGGCAACGCTCCGAGTATTGCTTCTGGCCGTGACCATCACCGCTATGATCTTCGATTTGTTCACTTGGCCAGTGATCGGTTTCCTTGTCTGGTTCATGATCGCAAGCGCGTTTGCCCAGATGCCTGGGACCGCCCCGCCTGTGCGCGAAGCGAAGACGGCCCCAGTGCCCCGACAATTCGCCTACTCAGCAGCGGGGAGACTCTAGTGTTCAATTTTCCGAAGCGCATCGTCTGCGAAGTCCAGGCATGGGCCGACCGCTGGTAGCTAGTACACCGGTCCGTCGAGCACGCCGATTTCGAGGGTCGCGGCGCTGATCGTTCCGGTGAACGTTGCCGAGACGTAGGCGTGGATTTGAACCAGCGAGTCAGAGCCGAGGATGGGACCGTACGCGAGCGGCATCCACGGTGTGGCGCGCAACGCTGTTGAGGTCGCCGTGAACGCGATCGCACCGAGCGCCCGGTTGCTGCCTCCCTGTTGCGACTCAAAGACCTGCACCGTGAGTGTGCCGCCCGTGGTGGACGCCCTGGCGGCGAGCCTGACGAACACCGGGCGGTTGCGCATGTCCGGGGTTGTCAGACTGCCGAGCGAGCCTGTGACGGCAGCGGCGGACGTGTTGGTGACTGAGGCGTTGGTGGGTACGGCGATGGTCTGCATGGTGCGGATGCGTGGCGGACGGACCTCACGCCGGAGCAGCGAGCCAACCTGTGCGAGGTCCAGGGTGAGGACACCGCCCCACTGCCGGTCCCAGTTGTTGACGTTCCAGTATTCGGGGCCGGGGTTGTTCACGTCGGCGTTGGCCGCGGTAAGCATGAACGTCAGTTCGTTGCGTTCCCTGAGTGCGCGCCCGTCATAGGTGGGTTCAACGTCGCGCATGTCCAAGTCGCTTAGCGGTACTTCGGTGACAGCTCCACTCGTCACGTCCACGAGGCGGAACATTCCCCGGACTCCTCCGAATCGCGGGGTGCTGTAGGTGATGAGTGTGCGCCCGTCGTTGGTGCAGGCGATGGTGGGGCGGGTCGTCCAGTTGGTGATGGAGAACCCGTTGCCGAGGTCGGTGACCTGATCATTTACCCACGCTGTCCCGTTCCACCATAGGTGGTGGATGTTCCGGTCTGGGGTGCCGCCATCAGCGAGCATCAGGGCGATGTGCGGCCGGTTGTTCGTGTCCGTGTCGAGGCCGAACTGGTTGATGATGCCAGAGTTCGTCGCGGCAGTGTCGAGAACCAGCGCGGTGGTGTTGGAGTGTGTGAACGGGATGGTCACAGCGGTGCCGGAGACATTCGTCCACGTCACACCCTTGTCAGCGGACTTGATGAAGTGCACGTCATTGTTGGAGTTCGCGTCACCGCCGTTCGGGCGCCACGTGATCGCAAGGTTGAGGGAACCGTCACGCCCGACGACGAACCTGGACTCGTAGGGGTTTTCGCTGGTCGTCTTACCGTCTGCGAGCTTGCCTACCTGAGTCCATGCGGCGCCGTTCCACTTGTTCAGGAACAGGTCGCCGAAGCCGGACGCCCCGTCGCGGTAGAGGAAGAACAGGGTGCCGTCAGTGTGAAGCGCGAAACGGGGGTAAGTTACCTGCGTTTCATTCGATCCGGTCATTCCGGGTGCGGTCCACGCGGTGATGTCGTGAGGGTTGGTGGAGCGCACGTAGCGTAGGACGTCGCCGTGCATGTTGGCCGCAACGTGGATGTAGCCGGCGGCGTCCACAATCATGGAGGCGCTGTTGTGGGGGTCATTGTCCACGGGCAGCACCAGCGGGTTTCCCGCAATGGTGGACAGGCTGAACGTTGACCAGAGTCCGTTCGGCAGGGTCCGCTTCCCTATGATGAGCGCCCCGGTTTCGTCGTACCAGACGGCGTAGCGTTTACCGTCGCCGGTCGAAACGGAATCCTGATTGTAGGAGGTGCCGTTGTACTGGCTCTTGCCAGACAGGGCGCCGGGGAGGGACGTGAATTTGAGCGGCGGCGTGAACGCCTTGGCTTCAACTTCGAAAGTGTCGAGCTTCCGCCCCTTGGAATCTTTCATGTAAGCCATTGCTTAGGCCTCCGCTACGATGTCGGCGATTTCCCACGTACTGGTGTCAACCTTGATGGTGACGTGACGGGCTGAGATGGGGTTTCCGGCGAGGTCAACGAACCGGACAAAGGTGGCATTAAGTGCCGCTGCTGCGAGTCCGGCGGGTAGGTTCGCTTCCGGCACGCGCAAGCCCGAGTCAAGCGGCGCGACACCGGACGCGGCGCCCTTCTGCGAGGCGTCCAGCTTGGAGGCGTCGGCCGGCAGGTACGCGGAGATGGCGTCGGCGAGCGGTTCTGCGCCAACAGCGCCGGTTACGCCTGCAACGGAAGTAACCGGCACGATGGGCGCGGACACCGGGAGCCCGATATTGCCGCCGGGCAGGTTGTCGAAGTCGACGGTGGTCTGGCCGAGGACGGGCTGCCAGTTCTTCCGGACCTCCTTCTTCGCCGTGCCGAAGTAGGTCGTCCGGGTGACGACGTACGCCCACATCGTGAACGTGCTCCCGGCCTGGTCCGTGAACCCGGCCTGATCCACGAACGGGGCAGTCAGGGATCCCGGCAGGCCCGGGCCCGGAGCCACGGTTTCGGAGAAGTCATCGATCGGCTCACCCGTCGCGGCCCACACGACGCCGGCCGTCGACTGAAACGTGACCTCCGTCTTTGTCGCCGAGTTGCCGAGGAACGTGGTGGGGTTGCTGAAGGTCAGCGTAGCTAGCTGCACCCCGGCTGGGTAGGTCATGGTTACTCCTTGTCAGGGGCGAGGAACGGGGCGAAGCGACGGATAAGGTCATCCACTGCGGGTAGTGCCATCACGCGGGTAATGCCGGCGGCTACGGTCAGGGAAGTTGCCGCCCACTCAATGCCGGGGTCGATCCCTGCGGCCTGGATGATCAGGGCCCAGGAGGCTGCTAGGCCGATCAGGAAGGCGAAGGCGGTACGGACGGTAGCGCGCCACGGGTAGGCCGTCTGGGTGGACTGTGGGGCCGCGTGGTCGCCCATCACTTCACCAGCCGCTTCGCGAGTTCGTCAGCGACCTGCTTGGCGATGCCGGCGGGGATGGATGCGGCGATGTCGGCTGGGCTCGCGTTGTCGAGGATGAGCTGCTGAGTCACGCGGCCCACAGCTTCAACCTGCCGCTGAGTGTTGAAGTTGACCGAGTCGCGGGCGTCGTTCACGGCCTGCCGGGTAGTGAGGTGCTTGGCCTCGTTGGCGGCGTTGATTTCATTGATGATGCGTTCAACATCTGCTGCTGACAATTCGTCCTCCTGGGGTGTGATGGTGCCTTGCGGGTTGATGCCGGCGGGTGCGATGACCTGGTATCCGGCGACGTCCTCGGTCCAGCCGCGATAGGTGAGCGTCATGCCGTAGCGGGCGTAGTAGTTCATCAGGTCGGATATGTCGAGGTGCTGGTGCGGCTTGTTGCTGAGGTCCGACGTCGAGAACACGGAACCGTCAGGGGCGACGAGTGCGACGTGCCCGGCCGGTTCGTTCGCTAGTGAGAACCAGATCGGATACCAGACGCCAGCGGGAAAGTCGCGGTCCCGGTGCTGGCTCGCTGAGGCTTCCCATGCGGCGGTAGCGGTAGGGTATGCGGCGGGTAGTCCGTAGGCCTGCCGCACGTACTGAAGGCACCAGCCGGGCTGACAAGGGATGTGGGGGTTCGGCGTAACCGTCTGCGTGAATGTCATGGCGACTCCTAGTCGTAGAGGCCGTCAGGCCATACGGGCGGCGGTGGAGGGTTGCCGTCCTCGATGTGGCGGCGCAGCTTGTTTATGTAGTCGTCGCGGATCCGTTCGCGGCGTTGCGCTTTCGTCTGCTCAGATTCGAGCGAGCCGATGCGGGACGAGTGGCGGGCGAGTTCTTCCTGCAACTGGTCAATGAGTGCGTTCTCGGGCCTGCCCCTGTTTTGCATTTTCGCCACAAGGACGGCGACAGCAGCGGCAATGACACCCGTGACGTAAGGCCCGGCAACAGCCCAATCCATTACTTGCCCCCCGGCTGACCGCGAAGCATGTCCTGGAGTGCGTTGACCTTCAGTAGAAATCCGAAGATGAACACGGCGGGTGCGATCCAACCAATAGCGGCGTTCACTAGCTGGAAGTCTTGGAACCCGGTAGCGCCCCAGATGATGAGGTATCCGGTGCCCCACGCGAACGACGTGCCCACAAGGACGCTCAGTCCGTGGCGGGTGTGCCGGTTCACCATGTCAGTCACACAGAAGACCAGAACGAGGCCCCAGAGCGCCGACCAGATGCCGAGCGCATTCCCGTTCGCCGTGATGATTTGCTGAGCCCCAGAGAGGGAATTGGGGCCTATGGTGGCGTAGTAGATGGACTGACGTAGGGCGTACAGTGCGCCCATTGTCAGGATGATATTCCTGCCGATCACAACCCGTCGCCGGGCGCTTATATCACGCAATTGGTCCGCCCCTTCAGGGGTAGTGTGTATTTCACCCATCCGGGCGGCCTCCTATAAGGCTTGTTCATGCGTGGGTAGTGTGGCCCCGGCTGTGATGAGTCGGGGCCACACGTTTACGGGATGGTCGTCGGGTCGGTGGTGACGGTGTCGCCGTAGTATCGGCCCCCGGATCCGAACTGCTTATTGAACTCAGTGAGGTCGGCGGCGGATGCTGCGGCGTAGGTGCGGCCGGAGACTGTCAGGTCTTCGATGTAGCCGCGGTAGAACACGGTCGAGCCGTGGAAGCCGGACTTTCCCGCGCCCGCGTTGGGGGACATGAAGTTGCCGAGTTCAAAGATGGAGTATCGGCTGGCCGTGTTGGTCTGCCCGGTGAAGCTCGTTGACGGGTTGGTGACGCCCTGGTTGCGGAGCATGGGCGTGTTGAGTACGCCGCGCCCGGATCCTGCAATGCCGAGGGAGGTGCCGCCCTGTGATCCGCCGGCCGCCACGGTGCCCAGCCCGAACAGGTACGAGTCGGATGCGGATTGTGTCGCGCCGCCGTACAGGTCGATGGTGCCGCTGCCGAGCAGGGTCGGTTTCGCCCAGTGCGAGAAGTAGTAGCTGTGGGTGGGGTTGGCTTTGATGTAGGTGATGATCGCCAACGGGATCTGCGCCTGAAAGCCAAGGTTGCTGCCGGTCATCGTCTGGGACTGGATCGCGTGGATGCCGCCGCGTGGGGTGCGTTCGATCTTGCCCGCGGTCCCGGACATGCCAATTACCTGCATGGGAGCGTCGAGTGTGGTCTTGTCCGTGACGCCGAGCGTGTGGGCTGCGACGTCGCGGACAAGGTTGGTGATCTTCGCACCGTTGACCGGCACCCCGGACGGGAACGTGCCGAGGGTGTGGGCGGCCTCGATGAGCAGCAGCGAACCGGCCGCCTCCACCCGGTCAATTGCGTTCAGGTATTCGGGCGAGCCGGTGAACTCAATGTCGAGCACCTGTAGTTTTCCGTTTGCCATCTAGCGGCGCTCCTTAGTTCCAGTTGCGGGCGCGAATGCGTGCCGCGAATCGGGCGCCGATGACGTTGTATCCGGCCTGGTTGAAGTGGGTTGCGTCCGTCATGAGCGAGGGCGGGATGTTGTTCGCCGCAATGGCTGCCGTGTCATCCGTGGTGGGGGTGATGCCCGCCGCCGCGAGTCCGCTGCTAATCATGTAGGCGCGCAGATCCTCGAACCGGTTCCCGTAGGTCGCGGCAAGGGATGCGTTGATGCTCTCGTTGCCGGGAGTCGTCAGGCCGATGATGAGGTAGCGCTTGTCGTAGGGGGTGAGCCAGTCGACCATCGAAGCAATGTCGCGGAGGATCGCTGTCGGCTGGGAGGTGTTGTTCGTGCCCGCCCAGATGATGACGTTGTCCGCCCGCTTGTTCACGCCCTCGGTGCCGATGAACGCCGTAGCGGCGGGGCAGGCCGTGACGGATCCGCTAGCGTCCCTCGTGAACGTCCAGGCGCCCGTGGAGGCGTCGTGGTAGAGGGTGCCGGGGATGCCGGCGAGCGTGCCCTCCATGGCGAGGACTGACGTGCCGGACGGGCGCCATCCGTCCGTGGGGGAAATGGCCGTCACGGTCACAGTCCCCGATGCCGGGATGCTGTTGCCAGTCACGGTGAGCAGTGGACGAAGCCCGCCCTGCCGTACCGCGATTTCACCCGATGCCTGCCCGCCGCGCCCGCCGTTGTAGACGGTCACGCCGAGGTCGGCGGCCATGATTTCCTGCCACGTCGGGGACGCCTGCCCGGTAGCCTGGTTGTAGGTGAGTGAGTCGCCCCACGTAGCCCAGTTCACGGTCGGGAACACGGGTTGCCCGGCGCCTGTCGTGGCGTTGATCCACTGCGGCCCGCTGCCCGTCTCTACCCGCACGGTGGACTGATCCAGTAGTGTCGGGTTGCTCGCGCCTGTGATGGTGCCCAGCAGCACGCGCCCGCCCGTTGACGGGGTGTTCAGGTAGACCTTACTGCCGGACACTTCGGGCACGAGCGCATCGGCGCTGATACCCATCCGAACCTTCAGTGAGTCAACGACGCGCTGAGTCAGCTTGCCGTCCTTGGCAATCTCAAGATCGGAACGCCGCCGGGACGCATCCACAACAGCGAACGCGACGACGTCGTTGGACAGGACAGTCCAGCCCGTCCCCAGCCCCGAAGCAACCAGATCGTCCACCCGAGCCGTCTGCGCCGCATTGACAGCCTCTACGAGGTCTATGCGGGTATCGGTGGACTCCCATGGCTGCCAGCCGGAACTGTTGCGGAATCGGAAGGACTGACGGCTCCCAGCGCCGTATGTACGGGCCAGCTGGATGCCGTTGGTGGCAGACCAGAAGAACGTGTCAAAGGCATTCACGCCCGGCCCGGGGTAGTTCAGCGAAGCCCATGCAGCATCAGCCGGGGCCGTGGTCTTACTCGTCGTCATGATGGTGTTAGCGTTGGTGCCCGCCGCCAGCAGCGTGCCGTTGAGGCGCCCGTCCTGCTCCGTGTTCTTCGACTCGACATTGTCGATGCGGACGCCGAGCGCGTTGCCCTTAGTGTCCGTGTAGGCCTTGCCGTCCGTGAGCGCCGCCGTGATGGCCGTGTCCTGCGTGACGTTCTTCGCCGTCAGCGCATCAATCGCGGCCTGCTGAAGCGCGTTACCAGGCGTGCCCGGGTCGCCCTTCGTGATGATCCTCGTCGGCGTAACAATGGCGATCATGGAAGCAATAGCCCCGCCGCCAGTCGGAACAACAATCCGCCAGCTCGGGGTGACGCTCCGGTTGATGCCCTTCGACTGCCAATTGACAGTCAGCTTGTACGGGGCATAAGGGTTCGTGTCCGCGGTCGGATGCAAGTCCACACTGAAAGACCCGCCACTGTCAGGAATAACAGTGATCGGCTCGTCCGGGATCAGCGTCCCCGAGCCGGCGGTAACAAGATCACCGTCAAGCTCGAACACCAACTCAGGCGAGCGGTTGCCCAGACTGACAAGGCTGAGATCCTTGAGCGAACCCGTTACGGTGGCGAGTGCCATGTGCTGCCTCCTGGGCATGGGGGATGAAGGCCCGGAGGCCTTGGGGTTTTAATTCGGGGCAGGGGCCGCTAAACTCGCGGCATGGGAAAACTTGGGGGACTCATCCTTTTGGCCGCGCTTGCACTGACCGGGTGCGCCGCTCAGGCCGCGCCTGCACCTTCCGAGTCAGCCGCACCACTGAAGGGTGTTGCCCCGCTGGTTGCCGCGCCGGCCCCCACGGCCACCCTCGCGCCGGAGTTCACCGACCCGACGAACCTGGACAAGTTCCTGGCCGGCGTCAAGAAGAACTGGCGCGGCGGAGAAATTCCAGCGGATGATGTGCTGGTTGGCCGAGGGGCTGAGGCGTGCGTCCAGTTCGGCAAGGGTCTTGACATGGGCGAGATCGGGGCGCTGGGCGGAACCACGGAAATCGAGTGGGATAACGCCGGGGCGATTGCCGTGTACGCCAGCCGTAACTTCTGCACGGCATACAACACCGATCGCTAGATAATCTTCCGGATGTTCCCGGCGCCGTCCATGTAGAGATTCGCAGGCACCCCGGTCGTGGTTCCCGGGAAAGTTACTTTCAGTCCGCCCTGTGCCGTCACATCGCCTACCAGTTCGACGCTTGCCGCCTGGATGCCCGCAACGCCGTTCTTCGCATAGACGAAGGCGTTACCTGATGGCCCGGTGAGCTGAGGCCCGGAGGCCGTGCCGGACAAGTAGCCGCCGGCAGCGAACTGGATGCTTCCGCCGAACAGTGCCGGGTCGATGGTCATGCCGCCGGCGGTCACCTTGCCGTTAGTGTCGATGGTGAGGGATCCGAACTTCACCGACCCGTCGGGGTTGATCTCGGCGGATCCGGAGGTGATCTTCCCGGCCGGGCTGATGGTCATGGTCCCGAACTTCGCGGAGCCGTCCGGGTTGAGTTCGATGGACCCCGCGGTGATCTTCCCGCCGGATGCCACGACGAGGTCACCGACGAGCGTCATGAGGCCTTCGACGTCGAGGGGCCCGGAGATCGTCACGTCACCGGTGAAGTCGATGATCCCGGACGCGACCAGCCGGCCGATGATGCTGGCCTCACCCGTGACGACGAGGCCGCCGTTTTCGATGGTGATCACGCCGCCGTCGTAGACCAGCAGCCCGCCGCGGCCGATGGCAGAGTTGTTGTTCGGCGAGGCGGTCTGGAGATCCCGGATCGCCTTCCAGATGTCCGCCACTTGGCTGTCGTTGAGGTTGTCGAACTTACCCACGGGGCCTCCTAGGTGGACTGGAATTCAAGATGGACGGACAGGGACAGGTCGCCGGAGTATTCGATGAGGCGGGAGGACCGCCAGCCGGGGGCGAGGAACAGGTCATCCTTCAGATGCCAGTTGACTGTGCCGCCGAGGCTGAGCTGGTTCACGGAAAAGTCCTCGTTCATCTGCACGTCCATGGAGACTTGCTCGGTGGCGCGGGAGAACTTCGCCAGGTCGGCGCGGGCCCTCGCGGCGAGGTCAGCCTGGACCTTCTCGGACTTGTAGGAGACGACCTTGTCCAGGGGCAGGAAGTCGGAGGTGCCGGACCCGTCAGCGACGGACAGCAGCATCTTCTTCTCCGACCCCTCACCGACGGCCGCGATCCGGTTCGCCATACCGGCCCCGTCCCGGCGGATCAGCAGGTTCGAGGCGGTGGACTCCGGAACGTCCAGCTCCCAGTCCCACGTCCCGCTCGTCAGGTTGCCCGAGAGCAGGACCCACTCGATGGATCCGCCGCCGGTCCAGCGGGGGCTGAGGTCCATGTCCGGGGCGTTCTCCGTGGACGTGATGTCATCCAGGACGGCCGCCACGGTCGGCAGGTTCCACGGGTCGTACGTGTGGTTGTACCCGCCTGACGCGTCCGCGGGCAGGACGATGGGCAGGTTGAACCGTGCGGCGTCGTTCTGGCCCTGATAGACGGCCTGCTTGATCAGCATCGACAGGGACACTCCCGTGTAGACCAGCGCCGGCCGGGCCTGCACACCGTCGGAGAGGATGTCCGCCATGACGCGGCGGGCCAGCAGCGAGTAGATGTCCTCGTGCGTGACGGTCACCGTCCCGGAGGTCCGGTTCACCGAGTAGCCGGTGATGAACCCGGCGTAGATGATGACGCCGTAGAAGTCCATGACGATCATGCGCTTCCACGGGGCGAGGTTCGTCTCGGTCGCCGTCAATGCCACGTCCGCGTCCCGGACGTTGAACTCGGTACTGCCGCCCTTGCCCGAACCGAGCGCCCGCGCCCACGTGGACGTCGACGGGGTGAGTTCGATCTTGGACGTCCAGTTGGACGTGCTGACGGAGAACACGCGCCACGCCATGGTGCCTCCTAGATAAAGGTGTCGGTGATGGTCATGTCCGCGGATCCGGATCCGGTGGTGACCGGGTAGAGCCCGACGCCGACGGTGATGCCTGGCGGGATCGGGGTCCTGTTCGTGTTCCCCAGGTTCCCCTGGGTCAGTGTCCCGTTCACGTACAGGCGGCCGTTGTTGTAATCCACCCGGTGCGGTGCGCCCGTGACGAGCGCCCGGGTGACCGTGTAGTCCCAGCCGTCGACGGTGAGGGTCCACCCGCCGGGCATGTCGCCGCGGACGATGAAGGACGGGGTCGCGTTATAGGTGCCGCGGTGCGAGACGCCGATCGGGGAGCCGGTGGCGACGGCGAGGACCTGCGTGTTCCCGTACCGGCGCGCATCCGGGGCCTTGAGGTGGTACTGGAAACGCACTATCCGCCCGGTGCGTTTGACCGACGCCGGTTCGGTGAGCTTCACATCCGCCCATGTCGCCTCGCCCTGATCCATGACCTGCAAACGGACCTTGCCCTGCACGAGCCCGGCCAGCCGGTTCCGTGCCTGCACGGCCGCGGACTCCGATGCGCAGATCACCCGCCCGCCGATGGTCACCGGGCGGGACCCGTACCGGACGGGCAGGTCATAGTCGCCGTCCTGCCACTCCCTGGCCGTGTCCTGCAGCTTGGGCGGGGCCGAGTCGAAATAGCCCTCCAACTGGGTGGTCAGGAAGTGCCCGAAGCTGTCCACGCCATGGAGGGCCTGGCCGTTGAGGGTCACGCTTTTGTTCTCAGACACGGACGCCGCCCTCCCTCATCTTGTACTGGAATTTCGTCCAGACCTTCTGCACGATCTCGTCCGTGTTGGACGCTTCGTTGATGTAGTTGTTCTGGACGAATCCGGAGGATGCCGGGGCGGAGCCGGTAGCGCCGGGCGCTATGCCGCCGGTGCGGACACCGTAGGCGGGGGCCGAGACGGCAGGGACCGGGGGAAGGTTCACGAGCCCGGCCATGGTCCCGTCAATCGCGGGCTGGCCGTCCTCCACGCCGAGCATGAGCCCGGCGGGGATCTGGCGGCCGAGCTTGCGGAACACCCGGGAGGGGGAGTGGATGTCGAGGGCGAGCTTGAACGGCTCCACAATCCAGCCCGGGAGCAGGGAGAGGAAGAAGTTGCCGATGGTCCCGGCGAGGGACTTGATGCCGTCGAACAGGCCCTGGACGATATTCTTGCCGGCGTCGAACAGCCATGTGCCGGCGTCGGCGAGGGCCTTCTGGACGTTGCCCGGGATCTCGGCGAAGAACGTGCCGATGCTGCCGACAAAGTCGGAGATCCCCTTGCCGGCGTTGTTCCACGTGTCGGAGAGGAAGCCGAGGAACCCGTCCCAGACCGTGCCCCACCAGACGAGGAAGCCGTCCATGACGGACTTGATCCAGTTGACGAACCCGCCCCACACGACAGTGAGGAAGTCCACCACCGTTGACCAGTTCATGACCAACAGCACGATCGCGGCGATGAGGAGCATGATGCCGAGGATGATCCACGTGATCGGGTTGGCGGCCATGGCGGCGTTGACTACCCACATGATCGCGGCGAACGCGCCCAGGGCGATGACGAGGGGCCCGAGCACGGGCGCCCATTCGGTCATTTTCTCCACGATGGGTGTCAGGACGGGGAGGACCTGCGCGCCGATGGCGGCGAGGGAGGTTTCCCCGGCCCGCTGGAATTTGGTCCACCCGTTGGATGCCCCGGCGCCGAGGGTGGTGTCGAGCTCCCCGGCCTTGCCCTTGAGCGAGTCGAACTTATCCCCCATGGGGTCGATGGCGTTGAGGAAGTTCGGGATCTCGGTCACGGACAGGTCTTCGAGCGGGGTGCCGAACAGGGCGAGGGCCGCCTGGGATTGCTTGACCGGGTCCTTCATGCTCGAGAGCCCCTGGATGATGTCGTTGAAGGCCTGCTTGGCGCTGTCCCCGCCGGCGAGGAGCTTCGCGGACATCTTCTCCTGGCTCATGCCGAGGGAGTCGTAGCCAACCTTGGAGGCGGTCGACATGTCGGTGGCCCGGATGGTGAATTCCTTGAGCGCATCGCCGGTCTTGTCGATCCCGTACATGCCTTTTTTGGAGGCGTTCGCGAGGATGCCCATGGCTTCCTCGCCCTTCATGCCGAGGGTATTCATGAAGGGGCCGTATTCGTCGACGGCGTCCATGATGTCCTCGCGGACGTTCTTGGGCACCTTCGACAGGGTTCCGGCGAGCAGGTCCGCGGCGTTCGTCGCGTCCGTGGCGATCCCTGAGGTGATCATCTGGCCCGCGACCTGCGCGGCCCGGCCGGCGTCGATCTCGAACGCGCTGGACAGGTTCAGCACGTCCTTCGTGACGGCCTGGATGTCGGCCTGCGAGGCGGTCCGCATCCCCTTGATCGAGGACATGACGGACTCGGTAGCCCCGGTCACGTCCTCCATGGAGGAGCCGTAGTTGTCTGCGTAGAGCTGCCCGGCGGCCTTGCCCGCGGTCGCGGCCTGGGTCTTGGTCAGGCCGAGGGAGGCGGCCATCTTGTTGTTCAGCTTCTCCGTCTCCATCGAGGACATCATCCCGGAGAGGATCGCGGTGCCGGCGGCCACACCAGCGGCGGCGCCGGCAACCTGCCACTTCTTCGAGCCCATGGAGTCGAAGGCCTTGCCGATGCCCTTCTCGAAGGGGCCCGCGTCAAGGTCCAGATACCCCACCAGTTCGCCGATGTTCAATGCCACGGTGGGGCCTCCTGTATTTGGTTAGCGTTTGCGGGGCGGCCCGGGCGGGTGCAGGGCCATGCCGAGGCGGGTGGAGGGGATGGCCCTGCCGTCCTCGGTGATGGTCCCAGGGGGCTTGGCGAGCAGCGCGGTAATACGGACCGCCAGCCACCGCCAGGACCGCACGGCGAGGATGCCGGAGCCGGTGTCGATTCCGGCGTCCTGCAGGTCAGCCTCGATGAGGTTCCAGTGGGTGAGGATCTTCGCCCACGTCAGGCCCCCGTTTTCGGTGTGCCCTTCGGGGTAGTCGTACCACTCCGAGAGGCCCGTTTCTTCGTCGTAGGCGCCGCGGCCGTACGCGTCCGGGTCCCCGTTCGGCGCGCCGCCCGATTCGGCGCTGGTGCTTTTCCCCCCGACGCCCAATAGGCGTCAGCGAAGGTGTCGCCGTAGATGGCGTGGAACATCACGTACAGGGAGGCGAGCTTCAGTTCGGCGAAGGTCACCCCGTCGGCGATCATCTGCTCGTAGACGGGGCCGAGGGCTTCGCGGTAGAGGTCTCGTTCGCCGGCGTCGTTCATGACTTCGGTGTCCGCGTCGTCCGGGGTGTACTGGGTTGCGGCGTCCTGGGCTTTCTTGGCCTTCGCGGCGATCGCCATGAGGTCCTGGAAGCGGAGGCCGAGTTCGGCGCTGATCGGGGGCACCTCGTACACGGTGCCGCCGATGGGAAGTTTCAGGGTGCCGGTCAGGGCGGCCCGCAAGTCTTTTAGTGCCATATGGTTCTCCAAGGTTCAGGTCCAAGGTCCAAGGGTGGAACCGCGACCGCCCGCCCTTGGAAACGGGCGGCCGCGAGTAGAGGGGGTTACGGGGTGATGACGACGTCCGCGAGGGCGCCGCGGCCGGTGAGGGTGAACGCCGCCGTGGTGATGTCCGTCCGGGGGCCGCCGTTGTCCGTGAACGTCGCGTCGGCGATACCGGTCCGGCCCGCTGTGGGCTTGGTCCGGTCCGTGATGCGGATGTGCACGAACCCGTCCTCGGCGATGCCGTTGCCGGCGGCCTTCAGGATCGCCTGGCCCGGATCTTCGGTCAGCGAGGCGCGGGCCCGCTTGACGGTACCCTCCACCGTCCACGCCAGGCCGGTCGCAAGCTGCGAGCCCCAGCCGTCCGAGTCGAAGCTCGAGTCGTCCTCGAGGTTCTTCTCCACCGCGGGCGGGGTGAACTCGGTGATACCGAGGACCGGGATCCAGGTGGTGGGGGCGGCGCCGGTCGTGTAGGCAGCTACTTCGAGCTTCCAGTCGCCGACGACGCCGGGGGTGAGTTCGGCCATGATGTTCTCCTTAGTCGTTCCGGTGCGTGCCGGTGCGGGTGAGTTGCAGGTAGTAGTTGGCGGTGTGTTCGGGGCGGTTCAGGCTGTCGGGGCCGAGGTTCGCGCCGGACTGCCACCAGATCCGCACGACGGGGATAACGCCGATGGTGGCGTGCTCCAGCCCGTGGAGGGCGTCGTGGATCGCGTCCAGGATGTCCTTGGCCGCGGTCCGGTTGTTCGGGGTGCCGCGGACCCGGCACTGCAGGCCCATGACGGAGTCGGTCCCGGCGGTGTGTTCGACGTCGTACAGGGTCAGGGCGATGCCCTTGTCCGGGGTGGCCGGCAGGGAGTCGGCGACGATGGCGGTGTCCGTGGCGGTGAACTGCCCGCCCCAGGTGCCGGCGCCCGCGGTGTCCAGCAGTTCGGCGAGGCCGGTTACGAGGCTGGTGGTGAAGCCCATTTACAGCTCCCCTCGGAGTTCCTTGGCGATGATCTGCTTCACGGCGTCCTGTTCGGAGTTGAACGCGTTCTCGAGGTACTTGGCGTTGCGGCCGGAGTCGTGCTTGGCGTGCATATCCTCGTGCTGCTTCACCGCGTAGGGGGTGTCGAACGAGACGGCGGCCCGCAGCGCCTTCACGCCGGCGGTTGAGGTGAACCCTGACTCTTCGAGGGTGTGCTCCTCGATGGGGACCTGGCTCTTGGCGACCCCGAGGATGTGCTCGGCGGCGAGGGTGAGCCCGCGGGAGGACGCCTTCTTGACGCCGGTGATGACGTTCTTGTTGGGCTTGTACTTCCACTGCCTGCCCATGGCTATGTCAGCGTGACGGCGATGTGGTCCGGGAGTCCGAGCGGGCCGGAGTCGGCGCGGGCGCAGCCGATCACGGTGGAGATCCGGTCGCGGTAGTGGACGAGTGATTCCGGGGCGAAGGCCGCCTCGTGTTCCGTGCCGGTGTAGAACGTCGACTCGGACACCACCTGATCCCCGGACATGGACCGGACAAGCTGGCGTTTCTCGTCGAAGAACCCGGCGATCGGGTCCGTGACGGTGGCGTTGGTGTTGCCCCAGGAATCCTCGCCCGTCTTCGTCTCGACCGTCACCTCGTGGACCATGAACTCCTCGAAGCCCTTCACAGCAGCACCACCGAGCCGCCGAGGAGTCCGGCGTCGGCGAGGATGTACCAGGCGTCCGGGCCGAGGGTGCCGGCCGCGTTGGCCCGCGCCTCCGCAGTGGACACGTAGGTCGAGTATTGGATGGAGGCCCCGCCGATGGACTTGGAGGCCGCCTGCGGGGCGACGCCGGCCGCGCCGAGGGAGGGGTTGATGCCGTGGTCTGCCCAGAATTTCGCCTGGGCGCACGCCGCGGACCGGAACGCGTCCCGGGTGGCGGTGTTGGTGGGGTAGCCGTCGGTGTCGGTCGGGTAGATCGCGGTCTTCGTTTCGGACCTGATCAGCCCGGAAGCGGACCGCAGGAGGGCCGCAGCGTTAGCCGGTGACGGTTCGGGGGTCAGCCAGACGGCCAGTTCCTCCGTGGTCGCGTAGATGCGCACTGCGGGCCTCCTGTCGGTTATTCGGGCTTGGCGTTGCGGCGCGGTTTGGGCGCTACTGGCTCGGCTTCGGGTTCCGGGAACAGTTCGGCGTCGGGTGCGACGTGCTCGTTGTCAGCGGGGGGCTGAGGCTCGCGCTCGGGATCTTCCGGGTCAGGCTCGGGCAGTTCGTCGAGTTCGACCGTGTACCCGGCGCCGGCGCAGTAGCTGATGACGGCTTCGTTATCGGTGTCGGCGGACCCGTGGGTGAACTGGACCCCGGCGATGTCGCCGTTGAAGTCCTTTTCGGGGGCGGTGATCTTCGCCATGGTGGCTCCTAAAGTGTTGGGGTTGCGCGCACCCCCACCCGGGGCAGGGGTGCGCGCAAGGGGTACTACTGGACCTTGATGTTCTTCGCGACCGCGGCGGCCTTCGTGGCCTTCAGCGCGACGGCGACCGGGCCGAGTTCAACCTCGCCCTTCTTCACCGCGCCCGGGGTGGAGAAGTCCGGCAGCCAGGTGCTGACCAGCGAACCGCCAGCGGTGGACACGCCGTGGAAGCCGTCCAGGCCGAAGCGCACCGCGTACAGGGCGGTGGAACCGGCGACCAGCGGGCCGGCGGAGTCCGGGTCCGTGACGTTGACCGGGATGACGTCCGAGGCCGAACCGGACTTCAGGCCGGCGTCGATCAGGGTGGCGCCGGCGTAGGACACGAGGGCCGTGTTGCGGGGGCCGACGTGCTCCACGTACTGGTTTGCGAAACGGGAAGCCGCCTTGATCAGGGACAGGACCTTGCGGTTGCCGATCAGGCCGCCGGCCGCGCCGTCGAGCAGGGAAAGCAGGTTGTCCACGTCCGTGAGGATCGCGAACGCCTTCGCCTGGTCCAGCACACCGGTCCAGTCGTGCACGGCCGTGTCCTCCGTGGAGGTGCCGACGAGGGCCTTGGCGAGGCCGTCGAAGCCGTTCGCGTCCACGGCGGTGTCACCGTTGATGACGAGGTCCCCGAACAGGGCCTGGGTGGCCTTGATCTTCTGGGACATGTTCAGGGCCACCGCGCCGGACGCGGACGGGCCGATCTTCGCCACGACACGGTCGACGTCGAAGCTGCCACCGAGAACGCCGAGGTTCACGGTCTTCTGCTCGGTCGTAACCGACTGCGCCGAGTACTCGGAGTTGATCGCACGGGTCGAGGCCGTCGGTGCGGTCAGGAGGCGCCGGTAACCGTAGGTCATCGTCGCGCCGCCGCCGGCCGGGTTCACGGCGTCATCGAAGGTGATGAGGTCGAGGATCGGGTTGGTCCGGAACTCGTCGATGACGGAGACGTCGAGGTCGGTCTGGGCGTTGAGCTTTGCTTCAGCGAGGGTAATCGCCATGGTGTTCTCCTAAGCGGTTTAGGTGCGGTAGTGGTTGGCTACGGCACCCGCGAGGGTGGTGGGTGTTTTTGCGCTCTCCCCGGACCCGCCGGAGAAGTTCGCGCCACTCGCGCCGGCCGCCAGGACCGTCTTGAGTTTCGGGTTAGCAGTGACCGCGTCCTTGATCGCCTTTTCAATGTCGGCGGTCTTGGACGGGTCGAGTTCCGCGATCTTCGCCAGGAAGGCGCGGGAATCTAGGAGGGCGTCGGCGTCGGCGCCCTGTTTGGCGGCGAGGCGGAAGACGGCGAGTTCGGTCTTGGCCTGCTTCGCGTCGGCGTCCCGTTCGCTGAGGGCCTTCGTGAGCGCCGCGGCGTCGGGCTTGTCCCCGGCTTTCGCGTCGGGGTTCAGCGCGGCCTGGATCGCGGCGAGGGTCTTCGCGGCGACGCGTTCGTCACCGGCTCCCTTGCGGAGGTCGGCGATGATCTTCTGCGCTTCGGCGGGCAGGGATTCGACCTTGCCGTCCCATTCGGAGGCCTTGGGCTCCGGGGCGGGATCGCCCTTGGGTGCCGGGTCTGCGGCCGGGGAAGGATCGCCAGCGGGTGCGGGATCGCCACCGTCTCCGGCGCCTGCTTCCATGACGGCGTCCCCGAAGGTCAGCCGGTGATGGGCGAGCAGCGCCTCGATGCCACCGGGGGCGGTCGGGTCGATACCGTGAATCGTGCGTTTCTTGCTCATGGTGCCCTCCAAGTGGCATAGAAAAAGCCACCGCGTGGGCAGTGGCTTGATGGGTGGTGAGGTGGTCTAGCGGACTTTCAGGCTTGTCCGGTAGGCGAGGTCTTTGCGGTCATTCTCATCCCGCCAGCCCTTGAACTCGGCCTGCTTGGCGCGGAGCTTGGCGCGGGCCTGCGTCGCGGCCGGGCCGCCGAACTCGGAGGCGATCGCGTCCTGGCGTTTGAGTTCCCGGACCCGGCGCTCGTAGGCGCGCTGTTGCTGCCGGAGCGCGTCACCAGCAGGGTCTGCGAGGTCCGTGCCGGGGCCTTTGGTGATGCCGGGAAGGTAGATCGAGTGGGAGTGGCGGCAGTTGTTGTGGAAGAGCCCGTCAGCCTTGGCCTGCGCCAGTGACGCGACGACCGTCTTGCCATCTTTGAGGCGCCCGGTCGTGCGTCCCGAGAGACTGAGGACCTTGCCCTCGTAGGGGCGGCAGATCTTGCATTCTTCCGGGGCGTTGGACACGATGACCGTGTCGATCCCGAGTTCCTGGATGCGGTCGGTGTGGCCTTGGAGCATGGCGTTGGAGGTCGCGGACCTCGCGGCCATCTCCGCGTAGCTCGCCATGTTCCAGTTGCGGCCGGCGACGTCGCGGAACCCGGTCACGCCTTGTGCGGCCAGGCGGGTGAGGATCTGCCCGGACGCTTCCCGGCGGGTCATCGTCCCGAGCGCGGTCTGGGCGATCACGCGGGTCACGACCTGCTGGTAGACGTCCATGGTGGCACGGCGGATCTGGAAGGACATGGGGGTGAGCCGTGCCGTGGTTTCGGAGATGATCGCGGCGGCCGCGCCGGTGGGCTGGACTTCCCCGAACGCGCCATGCACGAGCCCGGCGGCGGTCAGTTCGGTCCCGGCTGTCGCGATGCCCCGGTTGTACGCGAGCCCCACGGCGCGCTCCACAGCCCCGGGCACGTTCGCGGCGAGGTCGGCGAGGATGGACTCGACCTGCCGGGAGAGTGCCTGGATGCCGAGGAGCTTCGTCTCCGCCCAGTCGGGCGCGTCCGCTCCCTTGGCGAGGGCCCGGGCGATGCGCTGCAGCAGCGTGGTTTCGGCCTCCGCGTAGAGTTCGCGGAGGTCCTTGGCCAGCACTGCGGCATCGTCCGGGCGGATCGCCATGGGGGAATCCTATCCGCTGAAGGTTGGGGCCGTCTGGGGTGCGATGCCTGCCCCGTCGGTCCCGAACGTTCCCGGGTCCGCGAGCGGGGCGAGGCCGAACTCGTCCTTGATCCTGACGACTTCCTCCTGGACCTTGACGTC